TGTATGTCAACGTAATTCCTGTTGGGGTTGTTGAAGCATTGAGGTCAAACGTGTCATTTGGATTGATTGCCTCACTTGGTGTTGAGTTTGTAATTACAATCTGTTGTGACTGATATGCACATTCAACAGTTACCGTCTTTGTTGTGGTGTTGTAGTGAACCTTATTGACATCATCATCAAAGCCCTGTGCCGTAATTGTGATGGTTGCATTGCCCTTACCAACTGCCGTAACAACACCACTATTATCCACAGTTGCTATTGAGGTATCTGAGGATGAATAAGTTAGGGTTGCTCCCGTTGGAGTGGTAGATGCATTGAGATTGAAGGTGCTACCTGCATTTATTGCGGTTGAAGGTGTCTCGTTGTTGATTGTGATATCAGATTCCGTATAGATTTTAGTAACAACGATGTCCTGTACCTTTGTACCTGTTACAAGACTACCATTGACAGAGGTTAGATAATTACCTGATATACGGTCATAGAAACCTCTTGTTGAGGTACCTGCACAAGGCACATAGTCTCTTACCAACACATTGTTCTCATATATCTTGACACCATATATCTTTCCCTCGTAATATGCGTCACTGTAGATGTTTGAGATAGGGAATGTAGTACCGTTGCTGCTATTGTAGATAAGGGAGTTGAACAATGCAAAAGGACCACCCTGTGTAACAAAGGATGCTGTTACGTCAACAACCTTGAAGTCATCAATATATGCTGCGTTTCCATCCAACTTGAAGACACCCCTTTCAATAATCTTCTGTGAGGTTTTGTTGGCATAGGAGAGAGTTCCGTAATGGAAAGACACACCACCTGCACCAGGGAATCCAATAGACATACCACCCTGTGCGCTATAAGGCTGACTGCTATTCCATATCTCACAACCCATTACCGTACCTGCTCCTTCTGTTGAAGAAGGTGTAGAAGCAGGTCTACCGCTACAGTCTACCTCAATCCTTGTGTTTGAAGTTGCGATATAGTCGGTTACGATATAGTCAGAACCGTTACCTTGAAGATATTCAAGTTGCTGTAGGGCATTTCCTGCCGTAAGACCTGTTGAAGGAACACCGTTAACCTTGTAGTAGTAGAACGTAGCATTAGCCTTGTCAAAGAAACAAGGAATGTTATCCTTATCAAGAACAGGGATAATGTCTCTTACGAGAGTGTCACCCTCGTAAATTTTTACATAGTAGAACCTTGCTTTATGGGTATAACCACCGCTTGCAGGTGCACCGAAGAGACCTACGGTACTTGTACGTGTGCCGATGTCAACAGTGGTACCTGTGTCTGTTGTCTTCTGATTGACATTATTGAGGTACTGATTACCAAACTGCCATATAATAGCCTTACCCTTTTCGTAAGCCAGTTGTCTGCGGCTATTGCCTATTAAGTCCCAATAACACTTGCTATTGTCAAAGAAGAGTCTAAGGTCATTGGTGGCGTCATCGACAGGTTCGTACTGATTGTTTTTATAATGCCAATCAAACCACTCACCGAATATCTCCGTACCATTGGCTGTATTGCCTGTTGGGATAATAATTCCCATTTCAGCCCTTGAGGTATTGGTCCAAGTATATCCAAGGTCAATCCAAATCTGAGAATTGAGACCCTCGTTTGATATCCACTCAACAGGTGTATACATATAGCCGTGCGCTGCCTTCTTGTTCAAGGTAACGTATCGCTTGATGTTGCCACCAACGCTTGTTGAGACCTCCACCTGAGTTGATGCTGTTGAGAAGAGGTTCTTGTCCGTGGCACTAACAAAAATGGTGGCATTCCCCGTACCACCATTTTCACTTATCTTGAAATTATCGTCAATTGCTATCATATATAAAAAATAGATTAAAATGGGGAATATCCAACATTCCCCTTAATATGATGGCATCTTATGCGCTTGCACCGTCAATTGTCCAACTTGTGTTAGAAGTGATGTCAAATGAACTTGGTGTACCATCTGCCTCAAGTGTCAACTCCTGAACTGATACTGTCAGGTAAGCATCAACACCTGTAAGGCTGATTGTTACGACTGCCGTGTGACCTGCATCATCAGTGATAATCAACTGCTTTGTCTTTGTCTCAATGGTAGTTGCTGAAGCGATTGAGAACTGAATTGACCAATCATATTCTGCTGATGCACCTGGGTCTCCTGCAATAGCGGCACCATTGGTTGTGGTCTCACCATTTGCTGTGTAGGATTCAGGGAGTGTGAGGTCAAGGTCACCTGTACCAAGAGAGAATGTCAGACCTCTTGAGTTTGACTTACCTTCAACGGTAAGCGTACCACCCTCCTTTTCCTTTGTGTAGGAATTTGCGTTTGCTGAAGCGAACTCTGTTGCACCCTTCTGCTTGATTGTAACCTGTGCAGGGGTAACATTTGCAGCAGTAACTTCAATTACTGTCTGACGCATAACACGTCCTGTATATGTAGAGCCTGTTACACCTACGGTCTGATTGCCACTACCACTGGCAGGGCTGACTGTTAACCAATTTGCGAAACTCATATTAATATGCTTGTATTATTCGTTACTTATTATTTGCCAATTGAGATTGGTGATTATGTTGAAGTAATCAGTAGGCTCTGCCCAAAGGATAGACTTGCTAACCCTCAGTTCCTCAGTTGGGGTAGGTGGCACACCTCTTACAGGCACCTCCCTACCGTGAATGATAAGGCTGAAGTCCCCTGACCTGCCAACATTTATCTTAGCCAAGTTGATTATCATAATCTTAGTCCAATATCTTTACATTATCATCTACGTTACCCTTGAGTTTGAAAATCATACCTTCAGGAAATCCGTTCACAACAAGAGTTTCATTTGCAGGAGTCTCATCAGCATAGTATGTGTATGAAACCCCATCAACGCTGTATCCGAGCGTGTATCCACCACTTGTCGGACCAACTGCGAAGTTGTTGTTTGTAACAGAGAATGCCTGTTCCTTATCTATAATTTGCATATGCCTATACTTATTTGTTAAAAAATAGAAAAAAAATGGAGAGAAGCAAAATAGCCTCCCTCCAACCTATTTCTCCTATCTGAAACTTAAGCCTGTGCAGGGATTGGATTTCCGCTTGCAGCAGATGTCTTAATCTTTGTAAAAGCCTCAGAGCCTACTGTGACAGGCCAAGTTGAGAACTCATCAGTAAGAGTAATCTGATAGTTGTTTGCATCAGAAGCGTTTGCACCTGAGTTTGCAGAGCCACCCGTAGCAGTTACAGGGTCATCTACACCAAGTGCAAGAACAGTACCGTTCTGCAACTCAACAACAACTGCCATATCAGAAAGTGCCATAGCAGCAACCTCTGCCCTCTTTGCAGCCTCAATACGTGCGAAGGTAAGTGCCAACTCAGTTGATACATAGCCACCGCTTGCAGGGTCTACGGTAAGGGTTGAAGTAAGAGTAGCACCACCCTTACGGAAAGAATACTCATACCAAGTAATTCCTGACTTTGCATCTGAAACAACTGCGTTTGAATAGTCGACAACAGTTCCCTCAACAGTTGTACCTGTGAAACCGTATATGTCATTCACATCAACTGCATCCTCTGGGTAAGAGGCAATGAAGACACGCTTCACACCACCCTTTGAAGGAGCGCAGTCCTTTGGAAGACCTTTTAATATCGCTGGACAATAACTCATAATCTATTATTGGATTTATAAAATTAGGAAAGCCTTGAGAGTATGTCTCAACCCTCAAGAGCCTTGCTTATGACTTTGCAATCTTGCCAAGTGTAATCTCGTCAGGGAATGCAACCTGTGTAGAAAGTGCGAACTCAATAGCGAGTTTGAATACACGGTCATCCTTTGAGTACCAGAAGTCGAATGTATCCTCATCAGATTCAAGGTCAACACCTACGAAGAGATTTGAAAGCCTTGCACCAACAATGTACTCCTTGTCAGCACCGTCAAGACCCTCAACACCCTCAACAATTACGTTAGAGCCTGGGAGTTTGTAAGAAAGTGTCTCAGCCTCATTTGCAGGGTCATAGTGATAGAGGTTAGCAGCAACAAGTTCCATAATGAACTTACGGAAGAGTGCAGTTGATACAATGATACGTGCATCAGACTTGTTTACAACCTCTGTTGGCATCTTTGCATATACGTCCTTGATTGCAGAATATGCAGAAGTACCTGCTGGGAATGAAATTGTGTTGTCTGTTGGAACGTCAGCATTCATAATCTTAAGGAGACCATCACACTCAGTCTGACCTGTTGAAGTCTTGTCACCCTGCCAAATAACCTTTTCCTCATTGTCATTTACGGCACCTACAATACCACTGATGAACTTCTCCTCAAATGGAAGAGACTCCTTGCCTGCTGCAACACGTACCTGATGCTGTGCGAAAGTGCCAAGCAACTTCTTCTCACAGAAAGAGGTGTTTACCTTGAGAATAGCAGGAGAAAGTCTGCGGTGTGTAATTGCTGATGTGTCCTGTGCATTGAAGCCACAGTCACTACCGTCTTGGAACTTTACGTCAGTTGTGAGAAGGTGAATGTCTGTATCACCGTTAACACCTGTCTGAACAGTCAAAAGGCTTGCTGAACGAGCACCAAGTTGTGACTTAGCCTTCAGTTCCATATTGCTTTGGTTCACATAATCAGGAAGTGAACTTACGATTGGATTTGCCATTGTTATATTGAATTTATGTATCTTATTTGTTTTTCATATGATTGAGAGCATCAATCAACTTGCTTTTTCCCTTTGCCTCTACAACCTCAGTGAACTCCTCCTCAATCGGAGTGCTTGCAGGCTGCTTCAACATTTCCTTGATTGCATCTATCTCACCTTGCAATGCTTCAATGCTTGCCTTTAATGCATCAATCTCAGGCTGATAGTCCTTTGGCTCTGCTATAGGTTCAACAGGAGCCTCAATTTCCTCCTTTTTAGGCTCTTCAGGCTCTTTTTCTGACTCTTGTGGAGTGTCAATTGGCTCAGGCTCATTTGAAGGCTCAGAAGGCTCTTTTTCATCCTCCTTTGGCTCTTCAACAACAATCTCATTGATAGCCTCAACCTTACCGTCCTTTACCACATAGACCTTATCCTCTGACTTGTATTCACCGTCAGCAATAGGATTTCCGTCCTTGTCAGTAACCTCAGAACCAACCTCAACCTCATCAACTGCTACGAGTATGCCACCGTCTGTCTCAACCTGTGCAAACTCTGCAAGTAGGCTTCTAAGTTTTTCCTTCAAACTCATCTTGGTATCTGCTTTATCATTTGTCTTATCTATTGAGAAATAGCCCTCCAAACTGAAACCCTTAAAAGTCTCTGACTTGATTGCATTCCACACATCATCATTCTCAACGTGGAACACTCCAAACATTGAACCATCTGATATGTCCTCAAAGCCACTTGGATTGACTCCCTTCTCACTGTCCTTGATGAATACCTGCTCAAGGGTAACACCATCCACATAGGCATTGCCATCGTGCATAAGGTTGATGTAGTTGCCCGTATTCTCCGCAAGCATCTTCCTTGTCATCCTCTCAATCACATCCCTTGAATACTTGATGTAGAACTCACCGTGTATATCGGAATTCCTGTAGATTGGATACTCACAACGCATAATGACACCCATAATCTTCCTCTGTTCCTCATCCTCAAACTTGAAGAGTTGTACATTCTCCTGTTTATCAAATGCAACAAAGTCACTCTCTACAGCAGGTCTGTCAACAAGTGATATGGTTGTTATCCCCTCAAACTCATCCGTTATATTCGCATAGTAAACTGGAATCATAGGATTTATATTTATCAAAAATAGATGATATGGATTATTTTATAAAAAAATATCATAGAACGTTTCCATTCTATGATATTCTATCTCAGTTAATTGAATGTTGACTGACTCTGCCTTACCTCAACCTGCTTCTCTGACTTTGTTATGTCTGACTGTAGGATGTATACCCTTTGGTCTTTCTGTGAAGCCTGATTGACTGCCGTATCCCTTTCCATTGAATTGAGGTCTGCTGTCTCATCAATGAGTGGTACTGCGTTTGCAAATGTGGTTGCCATTGCTCCTTGGTCACTTCCAAGTGTTGATGACCCTGATTTTCCGTCAAACCTCTGAGCCTCAATCTGCTTGATTGTTGCAATACCTGATGCAAGTGCTGCTGCGCTCTCAATACCGCCAAGTATTGCTCCATAAGGTGCGGGATATGTCTCCACAGCCCTCATAAACGCTCCAGATGCTCCTGCAAGGGTTGAAATGGTGGTTGTTACCAACTGCAATGCTTTTCCCCTCTCAAAGGCTTCCTTTGCATATGCCATTTCCCTTTCCTTCTCCTCTTCTGAAAGGTTCTCATTTGATTCTGCAGCATCCTTCCTTCTCTGAGCCTCATCCATATAATAGTCACCGATTGCACTTGTGAGGTTTCCGATTGAGTCTGCGAAGTCAAGCATCATATTGACTCTTTCCTTGAAGTATCTCTTCTGCTTGTCCCTTGCATCCTTCTGCAATGCAAGAATTCTCTCCTGCCATTCCTTCTCAGTCTCATACTGTCCTTGAAGTGCCTCCTCAAGCATTGCCTGTGCAATCTCATATGAAAGCCTTGCCTCTTCAAGTTCGGTATCACCAATCTCAAAAGGATTAATCTTCTTGACATTGAGGTTACTGTTCACCCTTGCCTCATATTCTTTCTGTTCACGCTCAAAGGCTTCCTGTCTTGCCTTCTCATCGTATGTCATAAGGAGAGCGTACCACTGCTTTTTGTTTTCAAGCATTCTCTGTTCGTAGACTTCCTCATCCTCACCGTACTTCTTTCCACGTTCCCTGAGAGCCAAATAGTACTTATATGCAATCTCATAGGCTTTCTTGTAGTATTCTGCTGAATCTGCGTATTGCTTGTTGTATATTGCCTTGTACTCATTGGCATTGGTCTCAGCCTGTCTTCTAAGGTCGGCATAGTAAAGTTTTGACTCCTTCGATTCCTCTTCTTGAAGTTTCTCAAACTGTTCCTTCTGTCTGTCAAAGAGTTCTATTCTCAGCCCTGTAATGTCCTTGAAGAAAACGGAGAGTTCATTATAGTACTTGCCCTCATTCTCATTCCTATACCAATCTTTTGTCTCTTGCTGTATTTGCTCAAGGGTCTTGAGGTGTTGTGCATATGCCTTCTCATTCTCCTCAAACTTATTCCTTATTGCATTGGTTGCATATTCTATCTCAGACATAAAGAAGTCATACACTCCAAGGTCTTTGTTCTTCTTCCTTGCTTCAAGAAATCTCTCCTTGAACTGTGCCATCAGCGTATTTGTCTCCTGAGTAACTTGTCTTTCAAGTTGTTGCTCCATATTGCTGACATACTCCTTGGAGAACAGTCTCTCATCAAACACGGTACTGTTAGCCTTTCTGTATCCGTCCTTGAGTTTCTTCTTGTAGTAGTCAAAGAGTTTATCAAGGTATTTGTCAAGAATGGACTCATTCTGCTTGAGTATTGTGTCAGCATCCTTGATATTCATACCAATCACATCACTGAACTTCATTACGCTTTGGAAATCAAACAAGGACTCCTTCAATGAGAGTGTGGTCTTTCTGATAGAGTCATATTCGGCACTGTATTTGTGGGCATACTTGGTAAGTTCCTCCAACTGTTGGATTTGCTCTGTGAGTTCGTCACTGATTGCCTTGTTGGTCTTGTTTCCGATATTCTGAAGGTTCTGTTGGTGCTTTGTCTCAAGTTCCTCAATGAGGGCATTTCTCATCTGTCTGTCAGAAACCTCCTTCTCAATCTTTCTCTTGTTAATCTTGTATTCGGTCTCTTCAAGTTTCTTTGCATTCTTGATTTCCTCTGTAAGGTTGCCCTTTGAGTTGTCAAGTCTCTTCTCATACAGGTCCTTCTCCCATTCAAGTTTCTTCATATAGATGTCCTGTGATGAAGACTTGTCCTTCTTGGTTATCTCAGAGTTTATCTTCTTGAGTTCCTTCTCCATCTGTGTGGCATCATTTGAGAGTGCTGCCTGCAACTTTACAACTTCTGCCCTTTGCTGTGCGAGTTGCTTGTTAGTCTCTGCCGTGTTGCCTGACTTCTTTGCCTCAAGTTCCGCAAGGTTGAGTTGCTGTTTTGCAAGGGTAAGATTATTCTTGATTATCTGTTGCTGATGCTTATGATATTCCTGAATATATTTCTTTCTTTCCTTTGCATTGTACTTCTCAGTGTCAAATGCCTTCTCTCTGAGGTCCGCTGCCTTCTTTTCCTCCTTTGCATTGTATTCAATGACCTTCCTCTCATTCTTTGCATTGAACTCCCTCTGTATGGCAATCTGTTCCTCAAGGTTCTTTACCTCCTCAATCTCACTGATGACATCACTGAGACCCAACATTTGTGCAATCTTTGAGTTCTTGAGTGATGCTATGAGTTTGTTGAAACCGTCAATGAGTGGCTGTATCTTCTTGTGTGCGAAGTCAAGTGCCTCTCCAACCTTCTCCAATATCAGTGCAGTTCCCTTGAGTGGTGCAAGGAGCAATGTTACCGTAGCCTCAAGTAACTTGCTATCTGCTATGAACTTTGTTATAGGGTCAAGGACTTTAAGGACTGCATCTGCAAAGGCTTCAATTGCCCTTTGAACAAGGTCCATAACAGGTTTGAACCTTGACATTATCTTATTGAACTTGTTCTGGTTCTCCTCTGTTGATGATATTCCCTTCTTGAGTAGCAGGAATGCTGATGCAATGGCTGTAATGGCTGCACCAATCGGAGTTGCTATGAACCTGAGTGATGCTACCGTAAGTTGCTTGAAGCCCTGTACCCCTGCTGACAGAGCACCCTTGAGACCACCGAACTTTGTGGTAAGTCCCTTTACTTGCTCCTGTATATTCTGTATTCCGTTGACAAAGCCTACAGGACCGTTGCCCATTTCCTGAAATGCTGAAAGGAACTGATTCTTGTATTCACCAACGTTACGGTTGAAATAGCCCATCTGGGCATCAGCCTCCTTCAAGCGTTGGTTGATTTCATTTATCCTTTCTGCATTCTGCCTGAATATGTCAGAGTTCTCACCGAATGCATCCGCAAGGTTCTTGTTCTCCTTGGTAAGTTTGGACAGTTCCTCCTGTAATGCCCTGTATGAACCGTCAAGAGCCTTTGTCTGAGAGTCTTCACCACGCATTGCATCAGAGAGTCTTTTCTTGGTGTTGATAAGTTCCTCTGATGTCTTACGGTATTCCTCAGTTCCCCTCTCAAGGTTGAGGAGGTCTGTCTGAAGTTCCTCAATGGCTTTCTTATAGTCCTTTATGGAAACACGTAATACGTTATCTTGCATATTATATTATTGTGATATTTTATTCAATATTAAATATTATATTCAATATGAAATAGAGAAATACAACCCCTAAAGGTTGTATCATTCAAATACAACCGATAGAAGTTGTAATCCATTCACCTAATCCTCATTCAAGAGGTAGTTTGCCTTGTTCCTTACCTTGATGAGTGTGACCTTCACGGTATCAGGCTTGGCAATGTCATAGTCCTCTATGCTTTCCAATACCCAAATACTGTTCTGCCAATAGATGAAGTTTCTGAGCATTTCATCAGGCTTTATGTCCTTTGGCATTCTCATATAGAGTTCAACCTTCTTTCCGTTCCTGTCATACATATCCTCTGACCACATATGGTATTGAGGGTAGATGCATTCTCCAACCTCAGTGAATGGATGCTCTGGCTCACTTATGAGGGTTGACTTTCCGTTTGAGGTTGTTATGAACTGTGGTATATCCTCCATAAGTGCTGCTATCCTCTCAGTACTGTCAGTCTTTGTTGAAGGCTTTCCATAGATGTAACCGTCAAGGTATGGTACGAAACCTTGCTGTGCAACCGATACTGCAACAACATCACTTATATCATCTGCAAAATGCATATACATTGACATCACACAGTTCTTGTTCTGCAATTCATTCATTGCCTTTATATTGTCACTGACAATACATTTCCAAGGTGTGAAGCCGTTGAAGAAAGCAAGTACCATATTGGTATCAACTGCCTTGTATTCCTTGTCATACATACAGAGAAGTGTTGGTCCTTCAATTTGGTTAAGTCTGTATATGCTTGAATATCCGTTCCTTTCCAAGGTCTGTACCTGACTTGATGATGTTGAGTCTGCTTTGTCAAGGTACAGGGTCTGTTGTACGTAGGGAAGGAGATAAGGCTGTGGTACTCTCTCATTGATGAAGAAGTAAGGGGACTTCATATTGTACTCAGCGGTTGAGTTGAATGGTGAAGACTCGAATATCTTATTTGTATCATTTGAGAGATTTATGCCTGTATTGAACTTATATCCTCCATATGGCTTATGATACTTGGTATTATACAGTTTGTTTATATAGAGGTCTTCAGGAGACTCAAGGGCATAGTCAAGATACTTGTATTCTGTCACGTTAGGTATTACCTTGATTTCCTTTGAGTAGTCAACCCTGTCAGTAATATCAATGGTATTATCCTTGTAATATTCAAATACTCTCTCAATATATACCTTCTTATCATCCTTATCCATTCTGAACCTCAGTGAAAGGAGTTTTGAGAGTGTCATAAGGAAGTTGTAAGCAGTTCCCATTCTTCCAAAGAGGAGTTCCTTTGTGACTGCCGTTGACTGTACTGACTGTAACTGTCCCTCATAGAATCCATTCTCAGCACCCTCATTGTCCTTATCCTCAATAGGCTCATACCAAGTGTCAAGGTATCTTATTGGTTGCCAAGCCTGATATGAACTGCCGAAGTTGTCATCTTGGGTATTGTCACCTGTTGATATATAGAAAGTATTCCACTTCCAAGCGGTGAACTGTTCATAGTCCTGTTGTTCATCCTCAATAGTCCAAAGGTCATATCTTGGCTGTTCAACGTTTACCTTCCACTCAGTAAGTACTCTTCTGTTTATCTCATCCTTGTTCCAATCCCAACTTGGGAGTTGTCCTGTTGTATCAACCGAGAAGTCAGGGGTTGTCTTGTTATAGTACATACAGTCTGAGAGATTGTACTTCTTTCCGTTTCTGGTGATGGCAAATGGTATTGCAATCACCTCTGAATGGTACTGAACCTTTACGTCAGACTCTGATGGAAGGTCAATTGTAAGTGGCATAACATCCTCTGTCACGAACCATACGTCTCCCTTTGCGTTCCTTCTCTTCTTGATTGGGACATTATGTATGGTGACTTGATTGGTGCTTACGTTTGCCCATTGTGCAATATATTCCTTATATTCATCCTCAATAACCCAAAATCCGTCCTTGATAAGGTGGTTCATAAGGACTTGTACGTTTGACTTGTGTCCGTGGTTGTCCGTAAGCCAAAATACGTATGCGTTTGCCACGTATACTTGGTCAAAGACGTGGTATTGCGTTGAAGTATGCTCATCACCCTCAATATAGTGCTCAAGTACGGTTGAATATACAGGGGTGTATCTCATTATGAGGTTATTCTCTGAGTCCCTTGCATAAGCCCTTGTCTCCATTGCGGTGAATATCTCCCTTACTGAGTCTTGAAGGACGTGTTGTGTGTTCTCAACATATATCATTGGATATGCACAGAGTTGAAGGTGTACATTCGACATTCCTGACAAGTTGAATTCATCCTCATCCTCAGTCATTTTCACAGCGGGGGCTACAGTTGCGGTAATAACTCTGTCCTTGTATGACTTTACTATTATAGGATTGAGATTACTGTCACCATTATCAAAGTCAAGTCTGTCACATACTATCCAACTATCATTGAGATATGTATCAGCAGATAATGACTGAGATAATTCTACTGTATATCCTCCATTATTAACAGGGTCACATATTGCATCAAATATGAGTTTGGTTCTTATTGCAGGACGTTGCTGTGAACTTCTGAGGTCTCTTGTCTCCCATTCCGACATTTCCCTCTGAGCCTCAACACCTATCCAACCGTTCCTGTCTGTATAGAAGGTTGAACCAGAGTCAGGTGTATAGTCAGTGACAACAGGACCGTTCCAAAAGTTCCAACCATATTCATCATCAGGACCGTTATACCACTTTGAAAGGAGTATTGCCTTGTTGTTATCCATATCATCACCAAAGCCTCCATATGTAGGACAAGCCACTATGTAATTCTCAGGAGTTCTGTCATTCTTGTCAAATGGAAGTTTAAGTTTCTCCCATCCTTGCTTGATATGTTCGAAGTCCCAAAAACATACAATATGGTTATTTTCCATAGTCAGAGGGTATGAGAGAAGGTCAAGCGTAAGTTCGTCTCCATTTTCGTCATATTGGAGCGAATAAAAGAAGTCTCCCAAGCCTCCATAGAGTGTCACGTTATATGTAATGTTCCCATCTTTGTCCGTAACTATCTCATCAAGAGTGATATAGCCCTTTTCCACTATTTCAGAGTTTCTATACAACTTGAACTCCACACGTTCTCTTGGGTTAAAGTTTGTGAGAGTTGCGTTTGGGTTATACAGATTACCGAATATGTTGTTATTGTTAGGGGTGCCTGGTAGTGTGACTGTTTTTGAGAAGTTTGACCTTACTGCTTCGGGTGATGAGGTGTGTCTGCTTTGGTAGGTCATTGACACGTCCATATCATTGAACTCATCAACTCTTTGTCCGTCAATGAAGAGTCCGTCAAGTCCGAGTTCCCCTTGTTGTATATGTCCATCTGACATATAAGCAATAAGTTCCATATCCTCTGTCACCGTAAGGGTTAATTCCTTTTGTGTAGAGTTGTTATAGTTCCAAGAATTGAACTTATATCCGTTTCCTATTTCCCTGACACCCACGGTTATTGTTGCACCGCTTTCATAGACACCTTCTCCGTATACCTCACCTGTATATTTTGGTTCTGTCTTGACTATTACGTGTACTATGTTTCTTGGTACTCCGTTCCAATCATACGGAATAGTACTTGTGTCTCTTGTAGAGTCATCCCATTCTGCATTCTCAGAGTACACGAATGTTCCTGCACTTGGTACACTGCTTATTCTACGGTATGTTCCAGAGTCTTCATCGTATTCTTTTACAGGTACCCAAGTAGGGAGATTGTAACCCTGCCAATCTATCTCATATTTTGCAGTCCATCCTTCTGTGTCATAGTGTCCCCATTCGTCATCATAAGAATCTATGTTATCAGCATAGCATTCTATTTGTGTGAGTCCGCTACAATTTCCGAACATACCTGCATAACTGTACCGTTTGGTATTCTTTGCAGGTAATGTTGGTGATGTTTCCAACTGGTCACAATTCAGGAACATAGCCTTATAGCAGGCTTCCTCAAGTTCCATAGCAGGCAGGCTTGGTGGAAGTCTCAACTTGCTGTTTTCAAACATATGGCTATATGTTCCTGGGTAGTCACTGTAATATACAATTGATGACTCTCTACTGCCGTTTACGTTTTTCGGCAATATAAGTTCAGATGCATCATCAATGGCATTTTGTCTTATTTGTATTTTATCGCCAAAAGGAATTCGTAAGAAGCGTGGAGTAGAGAACAATGACCCAAAGTCCGTAGTATCAGGAACATAGTCAGGACAGTTAAGGTCAAACAGTGATGTCAGGTAGCCACTCACTTTATATTTACCTTCGGAATAGAAACCGAAATCTCTTGAAAAAATGTCATCTATGCTATAGTAATATTTCCCTCCTTCTTGAAGGTCATAGTCACCTTTTACCATTGTAGGGACGTGAGGGTGATATGGATTAATTTCTTCAGGGGGTCTAACATCATCAGGATATACATTACTGTCCAACCCTTTTTCTCCATAGAATTCAACATATTCTCCACCTTCCAATACTATATACGGATACAGATAGCCTGATGGCAGATGATGGCCAACCGTGCCGTATTCAAGTTGTGGTAATGGTTGCCATTGTTCACTTCTTTCTCTTCTATAATACATTGGGAAGAAACATACGTATTTGCCGAAATACAGATGTATTGGATAGCCTGATGTATTTGTTATCCTAAGTGGCTGTCTGTATCTGCTTACGACTGTCCTTACGACATTATCATCCTCCAATTTTGCAAAGAAGTGTATTTCTTTCGTGGTTTTGCCATTGTCCCAATGAAGGAATGTGTATCCTACTTCTGTCTTGGATACGTTGAGTGTGACCTTGCTTCCTAAGTCATAGTACCCCCCTCCTGTTATTGTTATTCCTTCAGGTTTTGTAACAGGGATATATACCTTTGTTTGGTGTGCGTTTACTGTGATGGTATTTGCTGTAGCCTCTGTTGTGGCGGTTATGACTACAGTATCACCATATTGCTCACCATTTAAGGTAATGCCCTCAACAGTATTCTTGTAATAGTTGTTGTAATCTGTATATGCACTTATTTGGAGTCTGTGGTTGACATCAATTGTGGCACCTGTCACATATCCGTTACCGTCTGTCCAAAGTGTGCAGGGTGTGTTATCATTATCAAGGTCTATGGCTTTAATTGCAGTTGGTTTGTCACTGTATGCTATTGGTATGGTTATTACTTGTGTTGCATAGCAGTTAACCGTGGTATCTCCTGTCAACGTGAATTCTGCCACATTTGGTCTGCCTGTTCCTACAGGTGTGACTGATAAGTGGTCAAACTTATATTCTTTAGGGTTGACAATTCTTGCAGATATGGTGACTTTTGCACCTTGTTCATATTGTCCTACACCTTCTGTTATCAGAGCACCTTCAGGGATTGATATTGCTGAGACTGTATATATTGGCAATGTTGTCAGTTGGGCTGTGACATTTCGGTCTGATGTTGCAGTAAAGGTTAATGTTTTGCCTGTTGACTGTATCAACTGATGGGTGTCATCATCGTACCATCCCAACACTTCATTATCATTTACACTGTTAGCCCTTACCTTTACGGTTTGATTTGGCAACACTACTCCTGTACCTGCAAATGTTGTTGTGGTCCTATTTGAATGAGCCTTTATCCTACATTTAGTCTGATTGGTTACTAAAGTGAAGTTATTATTCTCAGATATGCCCATATGCATACCATTTGTCTGTTCATTCCAAGTTGCAGACTGTGGCTTCATCATCAGACAATTAATGAATCCCACTGAGTATACTGACCTTCCTGCGTAATTCAACCAATTGCCTAATGCTTGATAGTTACCATTTTCACTTGAAGGGGATGTTGTGAGATTGGTAAGTTCTATGAACTGTAAATAATAACAATATTCAAACAAGCCATAACAAGCATAGTTGGCTAAATTGCTAAATCCTAATTCTGCATATGTTATACGTCCACAGTTATGATACATTTGTCTTGCGCCATCATATTTAATTTCCGTTGCAGGCAAATACACATCATCTTCAAGTTTTTCACAGTTAAAGAACATTGCACAGCAAGACTCCCTCTCAATGGTTGTGGCAAGGACTTGGGGAGCGTGTACCATATTCTCACAGCCTGAGAACATACTGTAGAAACAACCTTCAGCCGTTACTGTAGGGAGAATAAGTCCTGATGCATCCTTAATACCACTGCACCCCTTAAAGAGTTCCTTGAAGGCATACTCTGATATATTATTGGGGTGTGATATGTTAAATAGTGCTGTTATGTGTCCGCTTACTGTTGTCTCACCTATAACATTGAATCTCCATCCATTATTCTTTGTGTTGAAACTTGACTCATTGTTTCCCTTGAACCTTACCGTATCACCCTCTTGGAGTGGGATTATGGTTGAAGGTGTCACCTGTGTAAACTGACCATTATTCAACTGATAATAGAACACACTTGTTGGTATTCCATATTGTGAGAATGATATGGAACTGTCCTGTGTTGCTGTTATAGTAAGATAGTCAGAGTTTTGTAATGCCCTGAGTTTGGCTGTAATACTCCTGTCAAATTCCGCAGTAAACGTGTAAGTGTAGCCTTGTACTTGGATGGGTTGTTGTGCATTATTATCATACCACTCATCAAACACATAGTTTTCATCAATGTTTGATACTGTGAGGGTTACAGTATCACCCAAATCATAAGTTCCGCCTCCTGTTATTGTTGCAAGTCCTTGAGGTGATACATTTGCTGTTATTGTTGGATTTTTAATAGCAGATACTCTTACTGTTATGTTCCTGTCTTCTGTTGCTCGGAATGTATATGAGTTCCCTTGTACTTGGATAGGCTGTTGTGCATCATTGTCATACCACTCTCTTATCATATAGCCCGTCTCAGGTGTTGCCGTAAGGGTTACAGTATCCCCTGATGAATATAACCCACCCCCTGAGAGGGTACATTTGAGAACGTTGGTTGTAAATAGGCTGATGTTATACATTGTAGTGTATGTCTCCACAGTCCATCCTGTTGGAATGCCCATAGATGCAGTACTCTTATCCCAAGTAGCCTCTGCATTCTGATATACAGTACCTGTTGGTGCAACGCTTATAAGCCAAGTAGTGTCTGATGTGCTTGGTGCATTGATAAGGTTTGGAAGTATAAGCGTGTTGAAGTTGCTGCAATTGCGGAACATATCACGGCGATAATATGCAGTTTCCAAAAATTGAGAAGCATAAATATTTGCAGAGGGGAGGCTTGTACAACCCTTAAACATACTCCTATAGCAATTATTTGAAAGCCTTGTAGCAGGAAGGATTATATCATCAACAAGGTGTATGCAACCACTAAACATACCGTAGTAAGATTTTTCTGCCAAACTCGTTGCGGAAAGTTTTGGAGCGTGGACGATATTACATCTGGCAAACATATCTTGATAACAAGCCTCTGATGTAGTGGTTGGTAATATTAATTCGGATGCATCCACTATATCATTACGTTTATCTGTACTGGATGGCATAAACAGCCAATAGAAACAGTATTTGCCCATAGTGTTTGGGCAGTTTTCGTTTATGAGTGAAGTTATATGTCCACTTGCCTTTACTGCTCCTGTTGCTCTAATGCTCCAAGTGCTACTACTACCGTTCCCTGCTGTGTTGAATGTGGTATCCCCCGTATTTGGGCAATAAAACCTTGCATATTCCCCTTCTTGAAGACTTATGGTAGTTGCTGATGTCACTTGTTGGTAACTTCCTGTACCATTCTTCTGATAAGAGAATACCTTGCTTGTATTTGATTGTCCAAAACTTATAGTACTTGCTGATAAGGCAGTTAGGGTAAAGAATTTACTCTCATCCATCTTTATTAAATGATTTTCCTTGTTATTGAATATTCACACTGTATGGTATAGTTCACATACTTCTTTCCGTTTGACCTCAAACTCATCTGATTGTACTGATTGTTTGAAATATTCACAGGGATTATCTCATCAGTATTCAGATTATGCAGATATGCACAGGTTGTATTGAATATATTGTGAATATACTTTGTCTGATTGTCCTTAAGCCATCCTGTCACGAATTCCATTGTAATCTGACTTGAGTTGCTCAATTTCAGGTTCTGATGTTTTGGCAATGTGTTATTCCCATACTTCTTGTATGTGGTTGGAGTATTTACTGTCTTTTTTGTCACCTTGTGGTTCAACAGTATTGAGTCAAACCCTCCCAATTCATTCACATAATATAGGCAATAGTCAGCACTTGATGGCTTTATTGTGAATACCTTTTTATCATCACCAACTTCAATAGTTACCGTATTGCCTGTTGGTAGTGTCTGATTGAACATCACGTTATAGGAAAAGTCATTCTCAAATGAGAATATCTGTCCGTTTATAGACAGGTCCTCATCATCATAGTATCCGACATTGAAGATAAGTCTCTGTCGAGGGTCTAATACTCCTGTTATCGGTTGGGATAGAATCTTTGCTGTCTCCTCATATAGATTATCCACATATGAGTTGTCCAATATCATTGTAACCGTATGTACGACATTATTGTTTACAAATACCTCAACAGTATTGTACGTCATATTCATTACCTCTATTCCATCTTGCAGGTCAATAGGCATTTGTGGCTGAAGGGTGTCACGGATAAGGTCAGATACTCTTACGATTACCTTACCCTCATTGTTTGCGTATGCCCTTCCTTCATATTCAAGGTCTCTTCCTATCACCTGATAGTCCAAATATGCCTGAGAGTTCCTGCCCAATTCAATGTCAAGGTCTCTCCAACTTGGAATTATATAATTCATACTTATTGTTTACTTTTATCAAAAAATAGAAATAAGTTTCTCTCCGATTTTATCAAATATCTCAATTGAATATTCTTCCACATCGTGCTCCAGTGCTTCCTGTAATCTTGGAATGTACTGTTTGTTCAACTCTTCCACTGTATCTGCAAGGTAGTTTGTACCTTGGTACTTCTTGTCCTTGATTGTGCCGTGTTTTCCGATTGCCCTTGCTATGAGGAATGCCAAAGTCTTTATTGTTGGTATCTTTCCATCCTTGTCAGGTCTTGGGAGTATCTTCTTTGCCAAAATCCAATCCTGTATGGGCTTCTGTGGTGGCATTTTTCCTGCTTTCCTTCCTTCCTCAATGTACTTGTAATAGTCAGGGGCATAGAAGGTGACAACATATTCATCACCACTCACGTTCAGTTTGAAGTCAAGGTTTCTCAGTGCATTGCCTGTTGCACTTCTCTTCTCATCCTTGAATTTCTTCTCCATTAGCAACTGTGCATCATAGCAATAGTCTTGGAGAATATCTACGAAATGCCTTAGATTTTTTGTTGCTGCTTCCATTTCTGTATTCTTTCCTTTTCCTTTTCAGCCTTATAGTGCGAATATCCCAACAAGTTGAAGAATTCTATTATTCCCATTTCCCACACCTTTGAAAATGGTTCTCTTGTCAACTGTGATATGGCATCAACTAAACAGAGCCACGTATAGTCTGAATCTGACTCATTGCCGTATCTATCTTCTCCTGTATCTCCTTCTTCTTCGTCAAGTTCCTCGCTTGCTTCAACTGGCTCTCCAAAGAGATTAGAGTATTGTGCAATGAGTTCAGAGAGCCTTTGAGAAAAAAATATATGATAGAGTTGGCTGTGGTGATAGGCATATGCTTCTTTAGACTCCTTTGAAGGTCTTCCATATCATATCCCTCACCGTACTTGTGACCCTTTGGAATGACGAATATTGACAATAGTATCTCCATATCAGTTGTCTTGCCGAAATATGCCTGAAAATCAGCGTATTGTGCTACCGTCATATCAGGGACTCTCCTTGTCACGTTGTATTCAATCCCCTCCATCTTGAAGGTCTTTGGCTTGTCTGACTTGTCAAAATCAAACTCGTTTACCCACTTTGTATTGCGTGTGAGAGTGTTTAATTCCTCAAGGTTGATGTTTTCTATGTCTTGAGGCTTTTCGTCCGTCAGAACCGCTAAAATGTTGATTGTACGTTGCAAATCATCCTCACAGTCGCTTGCTTTGAGTAACTGCTCATATTTCTCGATGCTAACGTCATCCCAACTGTTGTATTTTAGTCTTATCATATCCTGTGATTTTTTGAAGATAATTTGTATTTGCCTGCATTTCCTGTTATTGAGTCATAGCATATTGCCAATGACATTACTCCATCATCGTGATAGCCTGCCTGTGCATTGTATGTCACCTTTCCACCTTTTGTCTGTTCAATCTGATAGTGTTGAAGTTGCGTGTATAACTCATTATCATCAGGGATTCCAATTTCTCCCTCTTGGAAAGCGTGTACAAGTTTGTCTATTATTCTCCTCTTGCTATCATTCGTTGTGACGAACTTGAGAATGTTATGCTTTGGCAATGCCTTTTTGAGATATGTAAAATAAATCTCTCCTATACTGTTTTGCTCAACTGTTATCTTTTCAAGTTTCAATGGTAGGAGTATTTTTGCCAATTGCTCAATCTGCTTGTCAGGCGAAATGTCATTGAAGTAGTTTATGCTCGTAACCTTCTTGTCCTCATCCATTAAGGTCAGCCAAGTGTAGTCTCCATTGCTTCCCGTAGCCCAGTCTATTCCTGCATATTTCGGTTGTTTTAGGCTCTGTGAGACGCATTTCCTTATGTCCCCGAACAAATAACTACCCTCAGTGATAAACTGTCCCAGAACCTCTGTTTGGTACTTCAGTTTGGTCATTGTCTGCCTGTAATACTCCTTCCTTTCGGGTGAAAGGAACTTTTCAACATCAGGATGTTCTGCCCAATCAAAGGTGACAATATTGTTTATCCGTTCCTTGCCTTGCTTGTAGACCTCATAGAAATATCCATCCTCAAATGCAGGTGTGGATACACAGACAATGGGCGCATTGAATACGTTGGTTGTAGGCAAAATCACATTTATCTCATCCTCTCTCAAGTATGCACACTCATCCAATATTAACACTCCACTGATGGTATATCCCCTTGAACTTTGCTCAGTGGACTTGAACAATATTCTGCTATTATTCACGAACTCTATCTCAAGTAATTGGGAATTCGCTGATTTTATGTAGTCTGAACCCTTGAAATAGTCAAGAAGGTGCTTGAACATTTCCCTTGATTGAGTGAGGGTAGGTTCATATATTACTGAGAGGCAAGGTCGCTCAAAGGCAAACTTGATTAAGAGCATACAGCAGAAGAAGGATTTACCACTCTGTCGTATACTCTTTATTACGCAAATCTTACCACTACCTCTACTCTCTTTGAGGTAATCCCAAGGCAACTGTTGATAAGTTGTTAGTTTTGGGAGTTTTATGGTAATTACTTTATTGTTCATCTCCTACTTTTATCTCAAATATCGGTTGGTCGCCTGTTACCTTTATCTTCTGTTCATAGCCACCGATTGTTTTGTTGAGCAAATCAATTGCCTGAAGTACGAGTTTGTCATCGCCTTTTGCCGTTAACCTGTAGATGAGAGAATTCAAGCGTTTGACATTGATGTCCATAATATTTTGTCTGACTTCCTCATAGTATTTCTCAAAACTCTTCTTTTCTTCATTTATGAGCGTTTTTGAATACAATTCAGTGTAGCCGAATTTATCTACAAGTATCTCCGAAATTTCCTCGTTCGTCTTTCCAATCTCAAGCAAACTCCGTATTTCTGCCATTGCCTTTGGCCTGTAATTATGTGCGATACGGGGTTTGCCATCAAGCCTGGCTCCTGCAAGTTGTGTTTGAGTCGGTCCACCCTTTCTTCTTCCCATCTTCTTTTAGTTTACTCTTGTTATTAGCCGATTTTGGTTGGGATTTTTTGGTATTTTTCTTACCATCCTCTTTCTTCTTCTTGGTCTCAAGGGTTGCGTAATATACCTGAGCAACCTTCTTGAACAGATTATATACACAATTTGAACATCCCCAAGACCTTCCTATATTCTCTCCCGAATATTCCTCCCATACTTTTGCAACCTCTTCATTTTCCCTTGGTGAGGTTGCTCGCTTAAATTGTGCAATGTGAATGGTTTGGAGGTATTGCTCATATGGTTGGAGAGCCTTCATTTGCTTACTATTGAAATATGTCATAAATTTTGTTTATTAATGAACTTATGAGAGTGTAAATCACGTTATACAGGTCTGCCCAGATAAACGTGAAAGCACTGATAATCGCCAATATTGCGATATTGAGTATAGAGAATTGGTTCCCTATAATTAAAAATAGCAGTCCAAGCCACCAAGTCTGGCAGAGGCTACATTCGAGTATCTTGATATGTACATTCTTGAGGTCTAACCATTTACCGATAAACTCTTCAAGGCTTTCGGGTGCCCTCGCTATATCAGTAATGAAACCCATAATGAACGATATCGCTATGAGGTTAAAAATGAGACTTGCCATATTGTTTGTATATTTTCTGTCTTATCTCGTTGACCATTGTTGATATGGTAGGCTGGCTTACATTCAATAGGTCTGCCACCCTCTTAAGGGATGCTGTTGAAGCATATATAAGAATTACCCTACGCTGTGGTTCAGGGAGTTCACTGACTATCCTTTTTAGTTCGGTTATCCTTTCGTCTTCTTCCGTGAACATATCATACGTATACTCAAAGTCTTGCAGGTCTATCTCCTTCTTTTGTTTGAGTCTTTCGTATCTAACTGCCATACTATTCTTGAGATATTTTTTCACTCTTAGCACTAAACTTCCTATATCGTAGGTAATATGTTGACCGATTGGAGTATATTGCATTTACACAAGCCCTTGAGAGCCAATAAATGATTTGCTTCTTGCCTCTTTTCTCTTCGTTCATTTCTCTTAACCATTCAATAGGCTTCGTGGCTACATTCAGAAACAGGTCCTGCGCAAGGTCATCAAGGTTACACTCTTGTTGGGATTTTCTTCCTGTATTTTGGGCAATCTGCTTGAAAATGTTATCCTTTGCCCAAGTGGTTAGTATTAACTCTCTTTCTTGTAGGGTATTATCCATTTTCCCTCCTCCTTCTTTTCCTTATTGAAGGGTATCAAACAAACATCTTTGTAAACTTTTCGCCCTTCCTCATTGTTCAATCGCATTTCCTTCTTTTCCCACTTTGGTTGGAGTTTAGTCAAATCCACTATCCAACTAACCTTGTCATTCCAGACTGTCCAATATAGAGGGGTATGGGTAGGGTCTTGCTTGAACTCTTCCATCAGATAGTCGTACTTGTCCTTCTGCAAAATCACTGCCTTGAACTGCGTAGATGGATAGTCTATCCTGTACTTAATTTCAACCTTTGCTACAGTTGACATTCCTGTATAACAAAGGTCAAAGTGCTCATAGGGATTGACGGAAGGTTCTATTTGGCTAACACCATAATAATTTAAAACTTCTGTAACAATTCTCCTTCCTTGTTCTTCTTTGCTTTCCACTATTCTTGGATTTAGTTCCATATTTTTTTATAACTTTATACATATAAATATCTGATAATCTTAATTTTATATAAAAAATATATATTTTTTTTGCCAATATTCAAAAATTTATTACCTTTGTGCAAGAATATATGGCAAAGGAGTTGGGAATTGAGTGCAATTTGCATACGCATCTTTGCAGACATCAGTATCTTTCCTTGAGTGTAGATGATGTGGTTGAGGCTGTTTCACACGCTATATAAAAGAAAAAGGGGTAGTACTGCTTATCGAGTGCTACCCCAAACCATCCAAGAAAGAATGGCGGTAATATATAATGGCTAAAAAATATAGGTTAAAATGGCATTGCAGGAATTTATCTTGAGAAAAGAGTGTTTCCTTCATAATCAATGTTTTTAATGGACATCAGGGGGAGAGTGAACATCAACTTATACAGTATGTTAAAACTTGAACAAAACTAAACTTGTTCATTATTAACTTCTTGCTTCATCCTATCACTGCTTTTTAGTTCCTCATTGCTGAGTCTGTCATCCACAGTCGGATAGTCCACAAGCGTGAATTCGGTAGTACTGCTACCTATTTTTCTTAATTCCTCATCCACAGTGAGGATATATTTGTTTTGTTTTTTAAAGTGATTTACAGTTGCAAAGTTAGTACTTTTTCTTGAAAGAATCAAATTATTATAATACTTTTAACTATAATTAACGAATAATATGAGCAGAAGCCCATAGAGTCCTTAAAAGAAGATGTGCTTAACGTAAAATAGTCAAAATGTTAAAGAATGTTCAATTTTTTATTTAACTGTTTCACACACACAACTGAACGACTACATAACAACTAACTCTCCCCCATCCATCCACTGAATTTCATATGTTCGACACTTTGGGATTTGGACTACCCAAATGTGGATTTTTTTGAGGGTGGTGTCAAACGCACC